ATTAGTGTACCACTACAATATTGCAACTCCTCCACGGTCGGCAACCCCAATGCGGCATAATCGTCCGTTTTACACCACGCAATAAATTGCCCTGCGCTAGGAAAAAACGGACTTCCCGACCGTTCCGCCTGCGCAATACCGCACTTAAATTGTGCAGCGGTCGTCACGCCGTTGTTGACCAACGCCTCAAGCCAAAGCCGTTTTGCTTCCTGATAGCCTTCCTCACCATCAAATGCCGCCTGCCACGCCGGGAATATCGCTTTTAATCGGGCAAATAAGCGATCGACAAATTTTGCCACCTGCGGCGGAATTTCTTGCTTGCCTGGCGTTGCTTGATAAGTCGGCTCCTTGCCGACCAAATCCGCCAATTGTGTATTTGCAAAATGACGCATTAACCCCCCCTAACCTCAATCGTTTTGCCACGCCACCAGCTATCGTCATTGTCATCAAATTTTGATTTTTTAGACCGGTTTTGTGGCGTTTCTTGCCAATCCCAACTGGCTTTAAAGCCACGCCAGCCACGCTCAATCATAATTTCCGCCACCTCCGCAAGCGGTAAACCGGCTAAATCGGCTTGTTTTTGCAGACGTTCCAGTGCGGTTTTCGTAATCGGTGCGGTTTTCGCTTTGCGGTGCGTAATAAAATCTTCAGCCAGCTGTTCCGTGATACCAAACTGTGCCAAAAGCGTGAGCGCAGTCGATTTTTTTTGCGTAGTTTTTTTAATATCTTGTGTAGTATTCTTTTGTGTATTCTTTTGGTTATTGCTCTGCTCATTTTGAACAGACACATCTGTCCATTTTGAACAGTCAGACTGCTCATTTTGAACAGATGGATTGTTATTTTTAACAGTCGATATATCCAAATTGGCAAGACGGTCATAATCAATGGTGTACCACTTTGTTTTATCCATTTTCATCTTGTTGAACTTGTCAGTTGCAATCAATAATCCTCGTGTTTTAACACTCTCTATCGTGCGTCTAATCGTTGATATTGACCAATAACAAAAAATCTCTTGCCATTGTTCATAGGTATTAAATATCCAAGACTTTCCTTCAATATGGTTTTTGCTGTAATTCAACAAATAATGTAGTTGTTGTAAGAAAATCGCTTCATTTAAACCAATTGTTTTTGCTAAAGCAGGTAAGACTTGATGAGGTTGATCATCAATCAATAATTTTCCAATACTCATAACATCAACTCCGTTGCATATTGTTCGGCAATAAAACGCATACCCTCAGCGGTAACTCGAGTTTGCGTATAGTTATGTCCGTGTTCAGCCGTTCCCGTTTTCACCGTAAACAACGGCTTCACTTTCTCACTAGCAAACGGCAACAACTTGCCTGATTGACGAAACAACAACCGATCTTCGATCAAACGTTCGATCATCGCTTTCTCCGGCATCTTTAAAATTTTCGCGGTTTCACGCAGCGATTTACTGGTGCCAACGTCAACATAATGTTCGACAAATGCGACTTTCGGCGCTTGTAGCGCAATTAACTGTTCTTGCTGTTCGATCTTCTCTGCTTGTTCAGAGGCTAGACGTAATGCTTGAGATAAGGTTTGAGGAATTGAAAAAGCGTTGTTTGCTTGTTGTGCTTCTAATTCTTGCCAACGATCAACCAAGCGCGCAGTAAATTCAGGGCAAAGTTGGGCAACAACGACATAAGTATCTCGCTTAATAAGTTGATACTCTAAAACGGTTTGTCCTAAATGATTTTTAACTTCCACCAATGGTGTAAGTTGAATTAATCCCTTGTCCTGTAAGCGTTCAACGGTTCTTTTTACCGAATCGTGCCTCGCCTCAACCAATTCCGCAATCTCACGACTACTCATCGTAATGCTTGCTTTTTTCGTATTTATTGGTAATAATGCATTCATATACATTTCCTTTATAACTAGCCACCGTTGCCGCGGTGGTTTTTTATTGCTCCATCTCATCAATCGCTTTTTTCGCCAGCGTAATTAATGCTTTTCGCTCCGCATCATCCGCATACTTTTCTTTCACCACCAAGCCCAACTCATCCAAAAAAGCACAAAACTTCTCTAAATGGTCAGCCTTAAAACGACAAAACGTACTCGGGTCAACCCCAATACGTTCAGCGATCTCCTTATCGGTTTTTTCCACCGATTTTCTTCTGATTACATCCGCAATCTTCATTGCGGATTTGCTTAATTCATTGCGTGCCATTGCGGTTACCTTTGGGTAGATTAATTTTGGTGATGAGGAAAAGGTCGAATTTCTTCTCCCCTAACAGCATTACCTTTCTTGTCTACGAACAGATAGATATTGCGTTGCGACTGTATTGCTTTACTGATAGCCGCCTGTGTGACATTTAAGTCTTTAGCGGTTTTCCCTTGACCGTGCTTACCTGCATATTCAGATAATGAAATTCGTTTCATAAAACCTCGCTAGAGATAAATAAGGTCATATATTACCGCAAATAATCTATTTGTAAATACTAGCGGTTGTTTTACTTTTATAACCAACGGTTATAGGATTACTAAAAAAAGAGGTATCTATGTCTATGTCAACTAAGAAAAAAGTACTTACCACAGAACAAAAACGTGAATGTGCCGAGCTAAAAAAAATTTTTGAAGAAAAAAAAGAAGCGCTTAATTTAAGCCAAGCTGAGGTGGCTGAATATTTTGGAATGAGCCAAAGTGCAATAAACCATTATTTAAATGGTATCAATGCCTTAAATGCTTATATTGCAACAAAATTTGCGAAACTGTTGAGAGTAACTGTTAGTACATTCAGCGAAAGACTAGCACTAGAGATCGCTGATATGGCAAAGTCTATCGACCAAGATCAAATTAATCTTTTAATGGCTGAACAAAACAGCAAAGATGAAAGAGTTGTTATTGACGTACTCAATGTAGAAGCCAGTGCAGGAAATGGTACAGTTGGTGATCTCGTTGAAGTTGTGAGCCGTCTTTATTACGTCCCTGAACAATATTACACGTTATTTAGAGGAATCAACCCTGACGGTATTAGAGTAATCAATATCAAAGGTGATTCAATGTCGCCAACATTTAATTCTGGCGATATGGTGTTTGTTGATATTAACACTCACAATTTCGATGGTGATGGCGTATATATTTTCAATTACAAAAACGCCCTCTATATCAAGCGATTACAATGTATTGGCGATAAATACCTAGTATTGTCAGATAATCCATCTTACCGAGAATGGACAATAGACGATGAAAGCCAGCTATTTATTCAAGGCAAAGTGATCGTTCACCAAAGCCAGAAGCTGAATTTTATTGGGTAGAATTTAGTTTTATGGTCAAGCATAAACAGATATCGTAATTCAAAAACTATATATTGAATAACAACTCTCTATGGGAATTACTTGCAAAGATAGTAAATAGCGTTCCTAAAAAAGGTTAGCCCAGACTTTAAAAATATCATAGAATAGAGGAGACAGAGAATGAGCAAATTTGACATGATAAACCATCAATTAGCACTAGTTTTTGACGAACAAAATACAGAATTGACTTTTGATGACTTTGCCAATCAGAATGGCATTGTTTATTGGTATGCATCCGATTTAGCAATGATGCTTGGATATACAGATATGCAAGCAATCCATAAAGCAATAAATAAAGCTTATGCTGTTTGTAACAATCTCAATATTCCAATCATTGATAATTTTATTCAATCGGCCTCAAGTAACACTCCAAATGATCTAAAAATGACTCGTTTTGCGTGTTATTTGACAGTGATGAATGGTAATATTAGCAATCCAAAGGTAGCAGCAGCACAAGCTTATTTTGCTAATTTAGCTGCTGAAATTCATGCACAATGCCAAAGTGCTGATGAAGTAGATCGAGTTTATTTACGAGGAGATATTTCTGATAGAGAAAAAAGTTTAAGTCATATAGCCTATAAGCATGGAGTAGATAATTATGCATTCTTCCAAAATGCAGGTTATCGTGGTATGTATAATATGAATATGAAAGCTCTCAAAAATAAAAAAGGGCTTTTTGATGATAAAGCATCCTTATTAGATTATATGAATAATGAAGAGTTAGCGGCAAATATTTTCCGTGTAACTCAAACAGAAGCTAAAATTCGGAATCAAAACATCAAAGGTCAAGTTGCATTAGAAAATGCTGCTGAAACTGTTGGGCGTGCTGTACGAAATGTAATGATACAGAATACAGGAACCGCTCCCGAAGATCTAAAACTTTCTCAAGAAAAAATAAATAAAATTAAAAGTGATATTAAGAAAACCCATAGAGCCCTAACAAAACATGATAAAAATAAGTAAGACCGCCCTACGGCGGTTTTCTTTTATCTAATCTTGCTTAATCATTATTCTTCCGTGCTTAACCATTTTAGTGAAAACATCAACTGTTCATTTATACCGCTCAACAATATTAATTTGCTTAAAAATCAAGCAATCAAACACTTCTCTAAAATTTTTATTTCCTTAAAACTCAAATACTTATAAAAAGTTACCGCAAATAATTTATTTTTATATAACTTACGGTATTTACAATAAATAAAACCGCAGGTAATATAACCGCATCAAAACGAGATAACAACATCTCAATGTTCTTTAACAAATTGGCGTGGCAATAGCGGTAAGTGATCAACTGCATTAAGTTGAGTAACCCCCGAGCAGAAAACTGTGTTTCTCGTCCTAAGAGAGGTGGACGGAAAATCAAGGGCAGCACTGCTTACTAGCTTGAGTGCGAAATGCACGGTCGAAAGATTGCTACAACGGTTGGGGAAACAGGCGAACAAGCCCACGAACCGTTATCTAATGCCTGTTTAGCCAATAATTATGTTGGATTTTGAGAAAATTTTTAGTGATAGGCGGCTAAGCAGACATTAGGAAACGCATTGATTAAGAGATCCGCCAAAGGTCTGGGTAGCCATACACTACCAATTTAAGGATAGCTAAGCCAGAACTTAATTGAGTGCGTTTCTATATCTACTTAAAAGGAAAATATTATGACCTATCAAAATGAAAACTACGAAATGATTAAACAAATCTTATTAAACGAACAGTTAGGAAATCCTAAAAAGTTGAAGTTAGATGTTGTAGAAGGAAGCCTGTCTGATGAAGATAAATCGCAAATCAGGCAGGCAGTATTTGATAATGCTATTAATTTAAAGCATTTAAACCCTAGTGAACTAACTAATGAACTTATTAAATCAATAAAAATAATTAATCAAGCTTAGGTAAATTATTGAATTCAGACAGATTACTTTCAAAATCTTTAGCTAATGCAGAAATAAAATCACTTAACTGTTTAGCTTTGTCTTCAGGGTTAAGGCTATTATCATTAAAAATGGTTATTGGACTACACTCAATTACTTTACTTGCGAATTGAATAGCTAGTTTTTCAGACATTGCTTTATGCATAATTTAATCCTTATTTGTTGTGAGAGAGATCTGATTATATTCCTTAGCGTTGTGAGAGACAATAAGGGACTTGAGCCTTACAAGTATAAAGAAAGGCAATACGCATAAATAACAACATTTTGCCCTCTATCCAAGAGGGCTTTTTTTAAAGCCAATGACAAGTTGATTTTAAAAAGAAAGGAGAAACTTAATGAAAAAATATGAATTAACCGATGAATATATCGAGATCGGACTTGTAACTAAAATTAAACTCTATCGCATAAAAGCTCTAGTTACAATCGCATCAATCGGTGTTAGTGCCGGTGATTTAGGTGGCTATGTTGAGAAGGAATCAAACTTAGATCAGAGCGGCAATGCCTGGGTGTTCGGCAATGCCGAGGTGTGCGACAATGCCGAGGTGTGCGGTAATGCCAGGGTGTTCGATAATGCCGAGGTGTTCGGTAATGCCAAGGTGTTCGGCAATGCCGAGGTGTGCGGTAATGCCGAGGTGTTCGGTAA